GATATATTATGTCCATTATTGGTTACGCCGCCCAGTTCAGTGCTATGCGAGGCCTCATTTTCCGTTATTTGGTTCCAACTTTGAGCGTACCTAATCAGGTTGCTCTTGTTGGTCGCATTAATGGAATGCTCACAGGCCCACGTAAGTGGAAATTGGCCTTGGGGATGTTGTCTCTTATTGGTGCTGCTATTACTCTTTATGTGAGTATGCGCCCTAAGAAAGAGAAGACCCCCCCAATGGAGACTCAAGGAAATAAGTTTAGTACTTCTGAAGTTGATCTTAAGAAGGAAGAACGAACTAATGTTTGGTACAATCCCACATTAGAGCTCACCAAATTTGATGTCCCTCTACCATCGCAGAGTTTGAAGACATCATCTATTGATGAGGTGCGTGACTTGTTTAGTAATAATTGCGTGCGTCTTCTTATCCAACGTCAGGTTGGTGAAGAGTTTCGCACTTGTTCCAATGCAGGTATTTTCCTTAAGGGTCATATGTGTATGACCAACAACCATGCTTTTAAGGGTGATTCAGGTATTTACCGTGTCACTATCATTAAGCAGAGTGTTGCTCAAGGTTTGAACGCCAACGTGACTATTACTGTCCGAGAGAACGATTTGATTCGTCGCCCGGAAAGTGATATTGTTATGTTTGATGTTCAAGCCATGCCACCACACAAGGATATTACCAAATTTTGGGATTTCTCTGGTGGTGTGTCATTCACTAAGGCAATTGCTCTCCGCCGCCAAGAAAGCGGAGAGTTGGAGTGTCAGGAAATTTTCAACTTAAATCACACTACCAATTTCCCAATTGAGGGTTTGGGATGTGATTTGCCCATTTCATTGGGGAAAGTTTCGCGCAACACCGTTGTTGGTGATTGCGGAGCGATTTACATCGCTATGACACCTCGTGGACCAGTTATTTTTGGTCTGCATGTCATTGGATATGAGGATACTTGCGGTGCAGTGTGCATCGATGCTAAATTGATTGAGGCTATGTTTATGGAACATGCTGCTCGATTTGGCAAGTCATCCCTTATCCAGGGTGGTGGCGAACCGCAGATGGTTTTAGATGGTAAATCCATCTCACTGACGGTTCCTCACCACAAGTCCCTCTGCCGTTATTTGGAAGATGGGACAGCTAACATATACGGCTCTTTTGCTGGGTTTAGACCCAAGCCAAAGAGTAGTGTATGTGCTACTCCCCTTCAGTCTAAGATGCTTGAGCATTTCCAGACTGAAGTGAAGCATGGACAACCATGCATGGAGGGCTGGGAAC